TTGGGCACTTCTTTGCAACAGATAAACTAATGGCTGATTGGTTTAATAAGAACACTAATGTTAAAGGACATTTCTTACCTGCTGGGGTATATGATAAAGAGTGTTACATCCATGAGGATTATAATAAAGATGAGTTTGAGTATGATGTAATATTTGTTGGTAGTAAAAGGTATCATCATGAACATAAATACCGTGCAGAATTAATAGACTTTTTAAGACGAATCTATGGTAAAAGATTTTTACACGTTGGTGGAGATGGAGACACTGGAACCGTTCGTGGCAATGATTTAAATAGAATTTATGCAAAAAGTAGAATAGCAGTTGGTGATAGTCTTAACATTGATTTTAATTATCCATACTATACAAGTGATAGGTTATTTGAAAGTACTGGTCGTGGTGGATTTACTATCTACCCTCGTATTAAAGGTCTTGAAGAATATTTTATTGATGGAGAAGAAATTGTTTTTTACGAGCATGGCAATCTTGAAGATCTAAAATCTAAGGTAGATCAATATCTTGATGATAATTCAACAAGGGAACTAATTAGATTAAATGGTCATGAAAGAACTAAACAAGAACATACATATGTTCATAGATGGGCAAGCATATTAGAAACTTTAAACATAAAATGAAATATTTAGTTACTGGTGGTGCTGGTTTTATTGGGTCAAACCTTGTTGATAAGTTAATTAGTCTTGGTCACAATGTTATTTGTATTGATGATGAGTCTGCAGAATGTCATGAACAATTCTATTGGAACGATAAAGCACAAAACTATAAGTATGACATTTGTGATTATGATTTAATTGCACCACTTTTTAAAGATATTGACTGCGTGTTTCATGTTGCATCTGATGCAAGAATACAACCAGCAATATTAAATCCTAAAAAATCTATTCAATCAAACGCAGTAGGAACGGCCAACGTTCTTGAACTTTGTAGGGTTAACAAAGTGAATAGACTAATTTATTCAAGCACATCTTCTTCTTATGGTAAAAAGGCTTTGCTTCCAAACCAAGAAACACAATCACCCGATCCATTAACCCCATACTCTGCTGCTAAAGTTTTTGGTGAAAACCTTGCAAGAGTTTATTACAACCTTTATGGATTACAAACCATATCCCTTAGATATTTTAATGTTTATGGAGATAGACAACCATTAAAAGGTCAATATGCGCCAGTAATAGGTTTGTTTTTAAAGCAACACGAAGAAGGAAAATCATTAACAGTGGTTGGTGATGGATCTCAGCGTAGAGATTTTACACATATATCAGATGTAGTTCAAGCAAACACTCTTGCTTCTGAAGTTGAAAATGGATTTGGCGAAGTATATAACATTGGTTATGGAAGTAATTACGCTATACTTGATATTGCCAACATGATTTCAGATGATATTAATTTTATACCGTCAAGAATTGGTGAAGTGCAAGAAACTCTTGCGTCTAATGAAAAATTTAAACAATTAACTGGATGGGTACCAAAAGTATCATTAAAAGAATGGCTCATGAGAGGGGCAATAAAATGACAGAAATGATCAAAGCAGTAGTTAATGGAGATTTTGAAATTATGTTACCAAAGCATCGTGCAGATAGACCTGAGTGGTATCAACCTCATGGTTGGGAAAAACTAAGACTTAAATCAATGCATGAAAACATTGGTAAAGGAGATGTTGTTTACTATGTTGGTGCAGAAGAAGGAGAAATGCCTGCTTTGTGTCAAATGTGGGGAGCAGAAGTTGTTTTATTTGAACCCAATCCAAAAGTTTGGTCTCATTTTCCTCTTTTGTGGAGTGCAAATAATTTAGAAAAACCAATCGTTTGTATACCTGGTTTTGCATCAGATAAAGATAATAAACTTGCACGTATTTATTATAATGAATTTCCACCAGAAGCAGATGCACCAATTGAAGCAGCACATGGTTTTAAAGAACTTCAACATGAAGCAGATAAATATGGTCAAACAAAAATTGACACACTTGTTTATGAAAAAGGAATAAAACCACCTACCGCAATTTCATTGGATGTTGAAGGTAGTGAATGGCGTGTACTTGGTGGTGCTGAAAAAACAATGAGAGAATTTAGACCAAAAATTTGGTTATCAGGTCATCCAGAATTTATGATGATGTATTGGAAAGAATATTTGCACGATTTAAGACAATTTATTAAAGGTATTGGATATCAAGAAACTCTTATTGATTATCAACATGAGGTACATTTATTCTATGAAGCAATCTAACTGTTATTTATATTCTTTTAATGAAGAAGATTGTGCTGCTGACAAATGGGATTACGGTCTTCTAAAAGAAATATTTGATAACCATAACATAGAACAAATTAAAGTTAACTCTTTACCTATAACAGATAGAGCGTTTGTTGTAATTCCTGGACCACAAAATATAGGACATGAAAAACATATATCAAAAGAATTAAAAAATATATCTAGATTAGTTTTATTTATAACAGGGGATGAAGAAGGAGTCTTTGATATAGATAGAATAGATCATCCTAATGCTGAGATTTGGATTCAATACCCTCATAAAAAACATGAGCAGTATAATAAATTTCCGATTGGTGTGCCACAGCATTTAAAAAATAATTTGCCTAATTATAAGAATAAAATATATGATGCATTTTTTGGTGGACAAATTACACATCAAAGGAGGCAGCAATTAGCAGAAGTAATGCCATTGATTGAAAATGCCCTATACAAGCCTACAGATGGCTTTGCTAAGGGAGATAAGCCGATTGACTACTACAACAACCTAATGAGTTCAAGAATTGCTCCTTGCCCTGCAGGGGCTGTAGCAATTGATTCTTTTAGATTGTTTGAAGCAATAGAAATGATGTCTTTGCCAATAGCAGATCTTAGAGATTCAAGTGGTTTAGAAGATGATTTTTATCAACGTGTATTTAACAAAACAGTTCCATTTCATAAAACAAAAGACTGGAATGAATTGCCTGCTATTGTATTAAATTTATTAAAAGATTATCCAAACAATATGCATACTGTGGTATGCTGGTGGATCAAATACAAAAGAGATTTTGGAATTAAGTTAATGAGGCAAATCAATGCACAAAAATGATGTGACAATAATTTTAGCAACATCTATAATTCCAGACCATCCAAATACAGAAATGATTGAAGAAACAATAAATAGTATTAGGGCACATTTTCCAGATAATGAAATCATTATGCAAATTGATGGGTTGAGAAAAGAACAGTTGCATAGAAAAAATGATTACGATGAATATAAAAATCGTATACTTTGGAAATGCTTGCATGAATATAAAAATATTTTACCAATTATTTTTGATCAACACAGCCATCAAACAACAATGATGAGAGAAACAATAAGTGAAATACAAACATCTTTGCTTTTATACGTTGAAGGAGATACTCCACTAACTCCAGATATAGAGATTGATTGGCAAAAATGCTTGGATATGATTGAGTATGAAAAAGCAAATACGATAAGATTTCATTTTGAAGCATCTATTCCAGAACCACACAAACACTTAATGTTTAAATTAGAAGATGAATTTTTACAAACTGCTCAATGGAGTCAAAGGCCACATTTAAGTAGGGTTTCATATTATAGAAATGTAATCTTGCCACCACTTGATGAATGTGCTTTTATTGAAGATAGGACTCATGGAATAATTCAAGATGACATTTTGCCTTATGATAGTTTTAGTGAAGAAGGATGGGAAAAACACAAACTTTGGATATATCATCCAGAAGGAAACATTAAAAGATCATACCATTTAGATGGTCGTAAAGGAACACGTAAATATACAAGCGATGATGAGATTAGGGGATATACTGGATGACACTTGGAATTATTGCTAGATCTGATAATACTGGACTAGGAAATCAAACACGGGAGTTAGTTAAGATGCTTAATCCCGACAAAATTTTATTGATTGACTCACAACATTTCAATGGCAATGAACAACATCCAGAATGGTATAAAGATTATAATGTAACAACTACACTAAGCGGGTTTCCAACAAAACCAGAAGTAATAGAATTTTTAAGAGGTATAGATGTAGTCCTAAGTTGTGAAACTTTTTATAGACAAGATTTTTTACATTATGCTAAACGAAGAGGTATTAAAACAATCTTACAATATAATTTTGAATTCTTACTTAATATGTCTGTTCCAGAAGCAGAACTTCCAGATGTTTTACTTGCCCCAAGTTTATGGAATATAGATCAAATTGAAAAAATGGTTAATGGCAGATGTAAAGTAATCCATCTTCCACCTCCAACTGATTCAACTTTGTTTGAAAATGTTAGACAAAACAATATGTCAAAAGATCATAATAGATTATTGCACGTTGGTGGAAAGTTTGCAGCAAAGGATAGAAATGGAACTGATACTGTTTTGCAAATGCTTAAGTATTCAAAGGCAAGTTATGAGTTAGTAATTACAACACAAAAGTTTCCAGAATTAGATTTAAAAGATTCAAGAGTTACACTTAATAATAGTAACCCAGAAAATAGGGAAGAACTTTATAATGGGTTTGATGCTATGCTTTTGCCAAGAAGGTATGCTGGTCTGTGTCTTCCAATGAATGAAGCATTGATTAGTGGACTACCAGTATTTATGACGGACATATCGCCAAACAATTTAATTCTTCCTAAAGAATGGTTAGTAAAATCTGAACACATCAATAGTTTTCAAGCCAAATCGTTAGTAGATGTATATGATGGAAATCCAGAACATTTAGCAGCCATTGTTGATGAGTATATGGATAACAAAGATAAGCGTGAAATGAAAGATTCTGCATTACAAATAGGATTAAATCATTTTGCTAAAAATAATTTAAAGGATAAGTACTTAGACCTTATCGCTCATATGTAGATTTTTCTGAAAAGTTTGTAGTTAAATAATCTAACAAAAACATAAAAGAACTATCTGCGCTAGACAAGTAAGGAATTTGTTCTTGGTCCTGATTATATGAAAGTGCAACTAACCCACCACTTTTGTGAACCTTGACATCTTTTATTGTTTCTCCGCCAATGTTAAATGTATTTCCATACTTTGATCTCCAAAGTGTTGAATAATTTTCTTCAAGAATAGTTATTAGTTTGCTTTTTTTCATTGGCATTGGCACGTGAACTTCATAACTAATAGGGTTTGGTATGTCTCTTCTTTGTAGATAGGCATATGTTTTTCCTAGTCTGTGTAAATAAGTAGACCTAAGCCCAAGATTATGATACTGATTTATTTGATCTTCAAGTGATCCATTGTTATATATTTTTACTTCATCTATTTTATTTGTAATATAGAAATCATCATTCATTAATATAAAGTCTTCAGGTATTTCTTCAGATGCACAGGCAGCCCTAAGATTATTAAGTGCATTTTGATACTTATGTTGATCTTGTAATACTGAAATATAATTTCCAACATACCAATCTGGTTTTCCACCAACTACCCAAATTTTTGGATCATTAGTATTTTTTACAACAGATCTAATTGAGTATCTAAGTTCTTCGTTTTCACCATCTTTACATATGTATACAAAGTTCATTTTTATTCCTTTTTATTAATTATAGCATTTTATGATACAATTATTTTATGTCAAGCCATCAAGTTTATAATGTATCAAAAACTTCAGAACCAATACAAATTACTCCAACCGTAGAGCATAATGGGATGAATATCTACATACAAAATATTAGCGATTACGGATATGTTTATATTGGAACTAATCATCAATATTCAAAGTTAACCTTTGATAATTTTGGACACAGATTGGGTCCAAATGAATCAATAAGGATTACAACTGCAACATTAATAGATCACTTATATTTAATAACACCTAACGATAATGTTAAAGTTGCTGTTTTAAGAAAAAATGTTCCTGTAAAATATTAAAAATAACAGGGCAGTAATTACACCACCCTGCTATAACTTATTATTATTTTTTAACAGTTGTTGATTTCTTGGCAACTTTCTTTGCTGCTTTTTTGACTGGCTTAACATTTTTAAGTGCAATCTCTACATCTTTTGCAACTGCATCAAATTTTCCAAAAGATTTATCCTTTGGATTGGCTGCACGAAGTGCAACTGGAACTAATGCTGCTACAAATGCTGCCCACATATCTTTAGGATCTGTGATTCCAGCGGTGTATAGAGCAATTACGCTTGCAAGAACTGATCGACCATAACTTGAAAGCATTGCTTTTAGTTGTTCATTATTCATTTAATCACCTCTTCCATATACTATTATATCGTAGATTACGATAAATCTTTTGCTGTTTGCTCAACGAGGGGTTTAAGTTTATCTACTATAAACTTTAGTTTAGCATCTGAATAAAGATCTGCCAGTTTAGGTTGATCTATTTGTTGTTCACAATATAAGATAATTTCATTAATTGCATTGATTGTTTCTTCAATATAATCATAGGCCACTTGTCTTGAATCTGATAAAAATTTTATAAAATGTTCCTGTGTTTCATCAGTTTCATCTTTAATAAAAGATAATTGATCTTTTAATGTATCTGCAATTGAAGACACAACTTTGTTGTCTAAAATAGATTGTCCTAATGCAGTTCTTAATAGATGAACTTTATAAGATAAAGATATAATTACACAGATACTTAAAAATAAACCAGTAAAGGTAATTAAACTAACTAACTGCATTTAGCAACTCATTTCTTTGTGCGTGTGTTGGCCAATAATAATTGCATTTTTCACAACATGGTTTATTGTATGGACTGCTTACTGCATACTGATACTTACTATAAAAAATAGGATCTTTTTTAAATAGATTTGCTTTATGTGTTGTTGTAATACGCATTACTTTATTGTCATTAAGCCAAAACATTGGCGGAGTTTTTCCCCATCTACCCGAACATTTTTCTTTAAGATCGTTAAGGTTATTTTCATTATTGATTGTTTTAATACCCCGAACTTTAGCCTCTTCTATCATATGCTGTATATAAGACCATAGACCAGTCTCATAGCCCTTCCACATAAGCACTGCTGGATGATTACGCCATGCTCCAGATGGTGACTCTCCTGACAACACCTTGAGTATTTGATACCCCTCAAGGATCTGTTTGTTAAGTCTTTTATTGTCTAAAGATTTTGCGGTATATGAAATGTTACTAGACGGAAGAAATGTTTGCATCAAATAGCCTTTAGAACCTTACAACGAGTACATGCTAAATAAGTATTACCAGTAAATGGACATGAACCAGCATTTGCAAGTATGTGTCCCTTGATCTTACACAAGAGTTTTTTAATAATCATTTTCCACCAGTCCTAACTAGGAATACTATAGCCCCATTTTCTTCTAAGGCTTTTTTAACTCTTACCATATATTCTACAGCAAGTCTCTTGTCTCTGTCAAACAAACTCATAAAACTTTTTTCATCTGCTCTTACTGTAATAAAATGCTCATTGTCAATTATGTCTACGCCAAATCCACTTGGAGGAGTCAAAGATCTAACGGCTCGTTTCATTTCATCTGTGTACATTGTTGCCATCACACAAAAAGTTAAAAAGTTGTTTATTATTATATAAATATTCTACCATTAAACTGCCATCAAATTTACTTGGTATTCCTAAATAAGAATGTTTTTTAGCATATGAGATTGCTAAATATTGAAAACAATATAATTCAAAGCCACTTTCAGATCCAGATATATTAGGAGTCAACAATTCAATAACCTCTCCTCCTGGCGGCATAAAAATAGTATTAACTAATCCCGAAGATGTTGTTGAGATTACTGTTTTTACATCATTAAAATAATTTATTTGTTCTTCAAAACTATTAAAGTTTTCGGGATATACTATTTCAAAATTACAGGATTTAAAAAAATTTTCTAAAATTTCTTCATTATGCATTCTAATATCAAAATCTGTTATAATAAAGTCTATTTCATCTTGCTCTATCCATTTATTTCTTTTTAACATTTCGTT